GTTAGTTGCAGTAAATGTAAATAAATTTGTAACTCCTGGTAAAACACTTAATGCCCCTGATTGAGCAACGCTACAATTTGTTATTGTAGGCTCGTTGTTTTGTAAACTTCCTTGAAAAAATACTGCAAGCTTGTCATCTGGAAAGCTAGCCTGAGCCACATTAAAATTAAAACTATATGTTTCTACCGTAGTCGCATTTGGGCCATAATAAAAAGGATTTACTATTTTTATTCTAAAACCATAACCGGGGTCTCCAATATTGCCGGGCCCTGTTTCAACCGCGAAATCTGCAGTTCTGTCAATACCTGTGCTACTTGTAACTACAAAGTCGGTGAGAATACAGTTGCTATCTGTAAGCCCGCTTTGTAATATAGGCTGAAATAAATCAGTAACATAAGGCGAATCTGCTGTGCCGGTTCCCGTGCCAATACCGCTTGGATCTTGATTTTCAAAATGAGTATAAACAGGAGGAGTTATATCTATTGGTGCCTCCGTAGAGGTTGAAATTAATTCATTTAATCTACCTAACCAGCCCCAGGTAGATGTTTCCCAGTATATTTCCAAATTAGACATTGTGGGTTCTGTTTCGTAAACAGCTAAGATTGGAAATTCTGGATCGCCGTATTGAACATTAGCGTTTGGCACAGTTCTTTGGTCTCTTTGCCCTATAGCTTTATCTGTAGATAACCGTACTAAATAAGGATTAGTTTCATTTTGGTATATACTTAAACTTAGCCTAGAAGGGTTATTATCCAGCCCCGTAGGTGGATTTAAATTTTTTTCTTCTGGAATTTTAACTAGGTTTAAACCTTCGGCTATTTGATCGGCGCTATGTGATTGCCTTGCCGGAAAAAACTGTGAGTTATAAGGTTTAACCGTAAAATCGTCATTTGTTACTCTGCCATATAAAGAAACGCTACTTCTATATTGTTTCTGCTCTGGACCTACCTCTTCTAAATCTCTTGGTAATTTATTTATATTATCAGAAAATAAAGTTGTAAATGCCGTTGAATCACCTTCAATCGCAGGCTGTACGGGAGGGCCTAAGCTATTTCCAGGTACAAAATTACTATAGCTTAAATCATATAGTGAATATAAAAATGAGCAATCATTGTTACTCCCGGATTGTATTACGGTTAGTACATCGCCAAATGAATAACCAGATCCAGGGCTACTTATCGATACGTCTGTAACAACACCAGTTCCCGTGTCTGTTTGAATAGTAACAGTTAAACCTGTACCAGCTCCCCCTACCGTAGGCAATGCTGCCGCATTTGAATAATTTGTTCCAGGGTTTTGAATGGCTGTTTGGCTAGAGCCAGCTGCAATTGCTATTGGCCCCGCTGGATAACTATTAATTATTCCAGGAAGATATATATTATAATATGACTGCTCTTGCTGTTTTACTACAACTTTGTATGTATACCAACCTAAAGGGTTCATTGCACTTGAAGTATATTCATCATAAGAAAAAACGCCTGGTGTTCCGGTGCCAACGTTGTTATCTAATAAATTACTTCTATTTGAAACAATTGGTGAATTAAATAAAACTTTAATAGAATCTCCAGGCCATTCTAATATTGATGACTCATTTAATTGTTGCCCTGGTAGCTCTTCTGATCTGTAGGGCGCGTAGAATGTAGATCCACCATAATTTATACCTTGGGATATTATTGCGTCTGCTACTTCAGAAAGTATAGGTGATGATGATCTTCCGTATCTATCAGCTAAAACTATAGCTACCTCATAATTTCTATTGTGCTTTACAGTATGCTGTGGATATTCTATTATTGACGTATAGCCTTTGTCTAAATTATCTTCACTTAAAGCGTATTTGTCACTAAGCGCTACGTTGTAGTTTAATGTTTTTGGTGGCGTTAGCTTATTTACATAATTACCATAAACAATTCTGTTGCTTATAACCTCTTGAGTTTTTGCTCTTGGTGGTATTTTATCATATACTCTAACTAAATCTTTTTCAGGTAAAGTTCTAAAAGGTTTTCTAACTTGATAATCATATTCAAAAAACTTAGCGTTAGCCTGGCTTGTAATTTCAGCTATGTCAATTTTTTCAAGTACCTGTACTGATAACGCGTCTGATTCTTTATATAATATTTCAATTTCTTTAACATGCATAAGTGATTCTAGCTGATCACATTGCATGAAATTATCTTGATCTGGAATATTGGGTGACGCCTCTAATGGAAGCGGCATAGGTATTCTTAACAGTATGTTGTTAACTTTATTTTCCATAAACTTAACAAGCGTACTGGAAAAAGCTTCTTTTTCGTCACCTTCTAAAAAATATCCATCTTGCTTAGGAATAAAAGCTGCTTGTGTAAAAGGAGCCATTAGAGAATATTCATTATCGTCAAATTTAAACCTATAGCTAAATTTAACAAACTTGTCTTCTAAAAAGTCGGGATCACCTGCGTAGTTAGGATTATAATAAGGATTATCTGTTGTGCCATCTGGCAATTTTTCACTTACTACGTCACGCATTGTTGTTTCGTAGCTTGGCCCATTAATATGTTCAGCGTCATCGTATTCTTTCCATAATTGGATAGGTGTTATTGGCGCATATTTAGCTACACTTATGTGATCTTCGTTTTTATAATAACCCCAATTATTTGTAGCGTGCTGGAGTTCATCCGTAAAAGTGTTTGAAATTGCATTAGATATATTTATTTTTCTTGGCTGGTTTCTATCATCAGTCCAAAACAAAAGATCCTCTAATATATTAGCGTTAAGTATTTTTTGTGTTGTAGATAAATTTAACCACGCACCCTCAACTAATGCCTTTGGGGCTATACTCGGTGTAGAAAGGTTATATTCAAATATTGCGCATTGTCCTCCATTTGGATTTGCAATTGAACAATAATTACTTAGTTTATCAAAAGAAGTGTCAGTATAATTTGTTGCAAATAAATAAACCTTATCAGTATTTTGATTTGGCTCAACGCCTATTATAGTTAGGTTTGGCTTTATTGTTAGCACATCACCATTTGCTATAGTTTCCGAGGGAGTTGTTATAATTAAACCTCCACCATATCCGCTAATATCCAATACCGTTGCTATAGGGTCTTGTGAGGTTGATGAAAATACTTCATACCCAACAGATATTCTATAATCACCATTGCTAACCCCAACATCTGAAATATAATCAAATGTATCTCCACTAAGATTTGAAATAGTTATAGTAAATGATGGCAATAACTTTGCTATTTGGCCATTACCTAAAATATCCTCTAAAGCACCTACATCATCGCCTTCTGATCTACTGACCGCAATATTAAGACCTTCTCTATATTCTCCATTTGGAACCAACCTATCATCTAGGTCTTGGTTCATTTTAGATTTTAAAAAAGTGTTTTTAGCTTCAGCCATATTAATGTTTAATTATTTTAGATTTATTTCGGAACACTTGTGTTATTTCCTCAATCTTAATATTTGAAAGCCTTATTTTAGCATTTCTCATTTTAGCGCTTTTATCGCGCTTAAATCTTTGAACTATATATTCGGGTTGCCCAGCTCTAGTTGATACGATAGAATGGCTTATATACGCATATAAAGCGTCTTCCGCTAGCTTTGGAATCTTAATGTCATCATCATATGCTAATCCGTCAGATATATACTCAAATGTTATTAATTTGTTTACTAAATCACTTGAAAAAGATATTTTGTTTGTTCTATGATCTATATTAAACCACCCGTTAACTTGAGTTGTTTCTGGTGTTAATCCATATCTTTGGCCAGCTCCAATACGGCTATAATCCCATTGATTAATATCCGCGTCAATAAAAGCTTGATTATAAGCCCCTGTTATTTTTTTAGTGTCATTAGACTTCCATCTTTCTTGAGTTATCGATGTTGTTTGAATATTGTTATCAAACCCATCTTGCACTGGTGTACCGTATGCATCTTGCAGTGGAATATCCGTTGGAACACTAGTTAGTGTTGTCGGGTATATAGGATGCTTTACGCCTAGCTTATCAACCCAAGAAAATTTTACGTAATTAACATAGTCTTGAGGTATGGGTACAGAAAGATTATTTGGAACTGTTAATTCTTGCGTTTTAATACTTTTTAAAATATCATAGCTGAATTCTTGTAATCCGCGTTTGGCATGAAACAATATGTCAAACTTTTTTGCAGTCTGTATAACTTTACCGTCACCAACATAACCTACAATATAGTTATCTACTAAGTCTTCTAACGTTATATATGCATAACTGCCATAATTTTGTTCTACTGTATTTCCAAATGCATCTCTATTACCATACTGTCCTCCTGTTAAAGATTTCAATTGTATAACGAATATATCATTTTGGGCAGGCTTCACATTGAAAAAATCAACGGTGCTTTGGATTAAACCATCAGCACTTTCTATTACCCTAATATTATATTGATTTACCCATTCAGTAAATGTGGCGCCTCCATCTGTACTATTGTATACCTTAAAATTATTTAATGGATAATAAGGGTCTGATTGCTGCCAAGAGGTATTTGAACCCATAGAAAGTGGCGTGTCGAATGTAGCTGTCGCACTTTCTAAATCTCCTGCGGTATTTTGAAAATGTTGCGATCCCGCGTAATATTGCCTATTGTTTTCAGTGATTAACCCCATTTATTAAGATTTTGCGTTAATTTGTTCTTTTTGTATTTCTGTGGCCGCTGCTTGCACTATTTGAGGGTCTCTAATTACAACCCCTGCATATAATAGTATTCTCATTATAACATTTGCCTGTTCGCTTATATGTAAATCAAAATCAACACTTGTTGTAGGGTCATATATATAAGCACCTATATTTGGATCTATATTAAAACTCCATAAGCAATCTTTTGGCGTTAATAGTAAATCAGCTTTAACCCCGAGAGGCTTACCTACGTAGCTTGCAGCATCAGGATCTGGTAAAACTTTTATTTTAAAATTATGTGTTGTATAGGAGGTGCCGTTATAATCTGGTAAGTTATATATATAATATACAGGATTCTTTTTAGTTGGAGCCGTTAAACGCGATCTAGATATTTGATTGCATTCTTTTTTTGTGACTCTTTCACACACAGAAGAAAACTGGGCTGGCGCAGGCGTATTTGCATTAAGGAAACCCTGCACATTGTAACTTGCAATTACATTGCCTATTTGCCTAATATTTCTACCATTTAATATTGTTGGTGAATCTATGTAGTGATATGGCACTTGCTCCCCTGAAGAAGATGCGGAAGCATATGAAAACTGGGCATCATAGTATATAAGCCCATCAATTTTTGTAAGTGCGTTTTCGTAAGCGTTAAACCATTCAGTATCATTTTGAACATTTTGCTGGTTCTTTCTATTAAATTGATCAGCATTTGGAAAATAGCTATTATATATTTCTTGCTGCACCTGAACCCCTATATTGTTAAATTCGTTAGGTGTCATATAACCGCGCTGTTCTTTATTCAATATTAATAAGACTGTTTGGTATACTGTGTTTACGTTTATCACTTTTAATATTTTTTTTAATATAAAGCCCACCCTAAGATGGGCCTATATTAATTATTACATGTTATTTCAGCTTTTTCTCTATAGACCTGTAAACTTCAACACCTTCGTCGGTTTTAAAGAATGCAGCCATCGCTGAATATGGATTTTCATCAAAAGGTACTGTCATTAACTTAGCACCGTTGCTTGCCCACTTAAATGTTCTTTGATCTGGAGATAATGCAATGATACCCTCTTCTCTAGCTACAATAGCTATATTCCTTAGTTGTACGTTTTCATCATTTGCTAATTTTAAAAACAATACTGGGTTTCTTTTAGCAAAAAGCATAATGTCTCTTTTAAGTTCTTTTGAAGTCATATCACTTACTTTAGAACCAATCTCTGTTCTCATTATAGCTTCAGCCATGTCTATCTCTATTTCTCTTGCTGCATTTAATGCATCAATTTGAACATCTAAAAAGTCCAGCTCATCTACAGCATCAGCAACCTTATCCATTTCTTCATATCTTTTTCCTTTACCTGGATGATATAAAGATAAAAGCTTTTGTAAAGCTTGCTGTTCTTTCGGAACGTTTAAGACTCCGTCCTTAAATACGATGTGCCCTAACGTACACTCCCCGTTTTGTTCTTTAACAAATGCAGAATCTTGATTAGTAGCATATCTTATTTCGTGCTGTGTATTAGCTTCTTTATCCCAATATAACAAAGGGAATCTTCTAGAATGTCTAGATTGTAATGTATAAGTTAAAGGGGATTTACCGTGTAGTAAATAATAATTACGGTCTTTAAATTCCCACTCTGGTTTTTGAGGCTCTTGTTTTTTAGCCTTAGTCTTTTTTTGAGGCGCAACCTCAATAGTTTCTTCTGCTTTAGCTTTTTCTGCCATGATATAATAAAATAAAAATGTTAATAAAAGTAATAACTACCCCCGTTGATAAAACGAGGGTAATTACTACAAGATAATTTAGACTATACAGTGAACAATACGAAATTGTTTGCTCCTTGTACACATAAACATCTTTCTGATAAGAAGTGTACTTCCATCGCGTCTAGATCAGACGTAGCAGCACCAACAGAACCAGTTACCCAATTCTTCATTCTTCGGTCATCAGCTTGTGATGCTCTGTATCGAACATGCAAGAACGGACGACGAATGTTAGTACCTAAAATTTGATCGTAAACAGTAGAAGTTCCAGCTGGTACTAAAATACCTTGGATGTCTCCAACCTGAGAAGAAGTTAATCCGTCGTTACCTCCACGAGTAGAAGCGTCGTTTAGATATTTCCAGTCAGTCTTGTAGAAGTCATAAGAACCTCTTCGGAAACCGCTAAAACCTAAGTTTAATGCCATTTCTTCAGAGTTTTCAAATACTCCAAAAGAGCTACCGCCACCGTAGTTTGCGCCAGCGCCTTGCGGAGAGCCTACTCCAGATAACATATCGTCAAAAGCCAAATTAGAAATTCGGTTTAAGAATAACATGTTTTCTTCGATAGCTCCCTGAGTGTCTAGGTTTTGTAGAATCTCATCAAACGCGGCTAATCCAGTAGCAGCATCAAATCCAGTATTTACATTACCTCTTTCAGTTACAGCAGCAAAAAGACCCTGTGTACCTTTAGCTCCAGCAGTAGCAGCTCCAGATCCCTGTGCAGCTTTTTCGCCTTCAACCATTGACATTTCTAAGTAATCTTCAAAACGTAAACGAGTTTCAGATTCAGCTTTTAAATACCATAGGTAACCAGAAGTTCCAGCTTCAGTAGCAACTTCTACCCATCCAATCTGAGCTGTGTCAGAACCAGAAACAACATATTTGTTACGGATAATAATTGGTGAGTTAGAAAATTGTGTGAATTGAGGAGTAATAGAATTGTACTCTTCGCCTGCAACTCCGCTGTCAGCTAATGTAGATCCTTTTCCATATTCAGATCCATAAACAAATATCTTTAATCCAGTAGCACCTAGCCCGCTTGTGTCAGCAGCCGTATATGGAGCAACGATAAGATCACCTGTTGTAGTGTCAGAATTTGTAACTAATGCTTTAATCTCTGCGTTAGTAGCAGGATCCATAATAACAATAGTTTGGTTTTTAGAAATAACATTAGCAACATAATCCTTAGGATCAGCTGGGTTTAAATTTACAGGAATAGTAATTGTACTTACATTACCTACTACTGCATTTGTACAACCAGAGTAAGAAATGTGTAATCTATTCTGCTCAGACCAGATAACTTGGTCAGATGACATTGGCATTTCAGCACCTACCATACGTAAGAAGCCAGATAGAGTACGATTTCCGTATCTTTCTACTTCTGCTTCGTATACTTCAGGTAAGTATTGTTCTGCGAATGCAACAGTAGTTCCATCTGTAAAATTTAAGTAATTTCCAGAAAGAGCTTGTTGCTTTTGACTTGGAGTGATATCTCCAAATTGTGGTGTTAAAGCCATAATAATTAATTTTTAAATTGTTTCTTTTTTATTTTTAATTTTGTAGAATCAGCGCCACTGATAGATCTGACTTTTAACCCATTAACAAAAACACTTCCAGGCGTTGCTTGTCTAACATCATCTTTAATATTATTAGACTTTGCTGTAATTTCTTTTACAGCGTCAGCTTTACCTTGTTCGTAAAAGTGTTGAGCAATGGTATCGGCATTTCTAGCAGCATACAATGCTTTGTGATAGTCAGCATAATTTTTAACTGTACCTTTGTTATTTAGAAACTTTCCAATAACACTTTTTAGGTCAGACTGATTTTCTTTAACAACATTAGCATCTTTTACAGCGTATCTAAATTTCTTTTCACCTAAATTGAAATCAAAACCTTTGAAATCGTTTGAAAAGAATTTATTATTTTCACTTAAAAAATCCTCTCTTGTTTTAGCTTGTATTTGCTCATCTTCTTTATACCTATTAAAAAAGTCCATAGCTTTCTTCTGCTCTTGAGTAACGCCCGGTCTCAACTTGATCTCGTCGTAATATTTACTCTTAAGCCCTTCCAAATAGTTTCTGGCTTTTCCAATCTCTTCTTTATACGCAATCTTTTTCTTGCGTACATCTCTTTCATCATCGAGTTCTTCATCATAAGAAAAATCCTCTAATAAAAGATTAACATCTTCTTGATCTAAGTAAGGTTTTGTTTTAGCGTAGTACTCTTTTAATAGAGCAACATCATTGATGTTTTTATAATCCGCATTTAACCTAACATAGTCTTGCAGAGTTCCTCCTGTGTCATTCATAAAGTCTACAACTTTTTGAATATTTTCTGGCAACTCTACACCTGTTTCTTCTTTTTGTTCTACAGCTTGTTCAACTTCAGAAGATAGCTCATTAACTACTGTTTCTTCTGAAACTTTTTCGTCTGTAATTTCTTGTATTATCGGTTCTGCCGTTTGTTCTTCGGTGTCCCGTATTTCTTCAACCACTTCTTGGCTGTTGCTTTCGTCTTTGGGTTGTTCGACAACAGCATTGCTGTCATCTGTGCTTTGCTCTTGAATGGCATTGTCTTCTTCTTTTACTACTACTTTTGTAATGTCCTCAGCCTCGGCTGGTTTACTTAAATCTACCTTTATAGGTTCATTTTCTTTGTTAGAAAATTTCTTAGGCTTTTTAATTTTAAAATCGCCTTCTTGTTTCACTTGTGTTGACATAATATAATATAATTAAATAATTAAGCGTTTGATTTATTTAGGCTCAAACTGTTCTAATCCAAAACCACCTAAAACATCAAACCCAGAAGATTCAAAGTTTTTCGGAGGTGTGTTGTTTTGTCGCTGACTAATAAGCTCGCTTTGTTGCGAAGCAACTATTTTAGCTCTACCGTCTTTACGATCTTCTTTGTTGTTTTCTTTATTAATTTGAGACATTGATTGAGCTTGAGCTAATTGCATATTGTAATTAAACTCTTCGGTCATAAGCTGCTTTTTAATATTAGCTTCTTGCTGTAACTTTTGAACATCAAACTGCATTTTAGCTTGTTCTAACTGTATTTTTTGTTCGGTTAAAACTTGCTGCTTTTGCGTTTCCGCCAATGCTGTCTGTTGTGCTAGCTGAGCGTTTGCTTGTGCTTGTGCGGCAATATTTGCTTGCTGCGCTTGTTGATCTCTTTCTGCTTTTTGGCGTTGTTTTACTTTTAAAAGCTCATTTGCGGTTTTTATATTTTTTATATTTCTTATATCTATAGCATCTTCTAAGCCTATAGATCCCGCAGATAATGCTGTTTGTATATTACCCTCAAGTTGAGCTCTTTGTTCTTCATCGGGCTCAAGCTCTAAAAATATACCAAAGTCATGGAGTTGTAAATCAGCTAATTCTTCTAGCGTACCTACATTATAGTTACTTATTGATTGCTTAAGAGATTGGGCCGTTAATGGAAATGCTAAAGCATCTGAAATTCTTAATGCGATGTTTTCACATGTTGATAATGTTATAAACGCTTGCGCTTGCAATATATGCCTAGTAGCTGTATTTGAATTTGCCGCTGCTATTTTTTGTAATCCAACTAAAGCATTTTTATCAGGCATCGCCCCGTCTCTAGCCTCGTTTAATCCGGTTACATCGCGTATCATTTGTAAATAATACTGATATGTACTTATTAAAGCACTTAACTTAGCTTGCCCATTCGATGTTTGCAATTCCTGAATTGGAACTTTACCTCTATTTAGATCTCCATCCTGCGTTAAACTTCTACCTACAATAGAACCTGTTTGAAAATACATATTAAGCGCTTCCGCTGGATTGTAGTTTGTTCCATTGCCAAGATCAACTTCAGCTAGGCCGTCCATATCTAAATAAACACCATCTGGTACCATTCTTGATAACACCTGTTGCATTTTTAAATGCGTTAGCTGTATCATATCGGCAAAACCAGTAATTCTATTTACCAAAGAATCTATTCTACCCTTGTACATTCTTGGTGCACAAATAGAATAATTCATCTTTACTTTTGTAGTATCGGCAAAAGGACGGGTCATATTTTCAGCTAATTCCCATCTTAACATAAACTCCTGCCCTAAAATTTTTGCTCCAGAATATAAAACCTCAATAGATCTTGAGACTCTTTCAAAGTTATCATTTTTAGGTGGATTAAAAGTATCTGGCTTTTCTAAAGCTTTTTCTAATCCTTGATCTGTTTTCTTTATTTTAAACACTTGATCGGAATATGTTTTATATTCAAAATACAAAACATTTACTTGATCATCATTACCGTCATTACCATTGTAACCTCTTAAGTAATTAGTTGAGGTACCGTATTTATTTATTTCCTCTAGTTGTTCCGGTGTTAAATAAGGAAATTGTTTTTTTAACTCTGCTATTGATATAGTTTTTACCTCGCCTGCATAATATATATCTTCAAAGTTTGTATCTTCTGTATAAGAATAAACTAAACTAGCGGGATCTACATAATCAACAGTAATGCCATTAGAATTATTAAAGCAGGTTTTAGTAGCCCCAATTCCTAATGTAACTAAATCATATATTACTCTTTTTCTAATTTCATCATATTTATTAGAATCTAAAACAGTATCTATAGCTTGCTCTTCAGCAACTTCAACAGCTTCTTTAAATTCTAATTGCATTTTTAATGATAACTCATTTAGATCTTTTGGCAGCTTTTCTTTGTCGGTAGAATACATATTAACACCTAAAGTGCCTTCCATTTTTTCTAAAAACTCTTTAGCTACCATATCACGCATTATTCTTTCAGCGTAATTAGTTCTTTTCTTTAAAGACTCTGGGTCCTGCGCAAATGCTTTTATTTCATAAGATCTTTGCGACATACCATTTACTACTATATCAACAAATTTTGATAGTATTGGTACTGGCTTCCAGTCTAAATTTAAATAAGATAAATCACCATTTATTGCTAACTCATCTTTATACTTTTGTATTGATTGCTCGCCTCTGGCATAAAGCTTAAGTCTATGGTAGTTTTGATAATTGGTTATAAAGCGATCACCACCGGCTCTATTGCTTTTAAACCATTCGTATTCAATAGCCCTACCGACTTTTACACCATATTCTAATGATTGCTTTTCTTCATCAGGTACCACCTGATTTGGAAATGAACTGTTATAACTAGTTGTAATCATTTATATTATTTTTGAGCTATACCCGTTATTGTTATATTTCTTAATTCCTAGATCCATTGATTTTAGTGTTCGCTTTGGAACTGGTCTATATTTGTTTTTATTACACGCCATTATGGCTAATCCTGAGCTTATGGTTGCATCGTGTTTAGTACGATTATTAATATTAAACTTTGCCCAGTCTTCCAAGGTTTTTTGAAAATACATATTTCCGTAACCCTCCTCCTTAAGCCCCACATGATCTTCTATATAAGCTTCTATTGCTGCAGCGTGCGCTTGTTTTATATCTTCGCTTGAATTGGGCATACCGCCTATTTCGCGTTCTGTTACTGATAATTTATTTAAAAGCTTATCCGGTCTATTCATACTAAAACCTCTGTAACCCCTTCTTTTAAAATGATATAAAAGTCTAGGCTTATTATTTTCAGCCAATATAGGCATCCCGTAAAAGATACAAGCCATTAAAACGTCTTCAAAAAATATATCAGCTGTCTGAGGTCTAGCTATATATTCTAAAAAAAATGTATTAGCAGGAGCGTCTTCCATACTAAATTTTGTTAACCCATGCAGCGCGCCCTTAGAACCTTTACCGTCAGTTGTTCCCGATATATCATAACTGTCACATCCAAAAGCGCCCATATGTTCGTTGCCGGGGTATTTAATACCATTTTTTATTATGATATTATTTTGCTGTAAAAGATTAGGAATCCAAGATATAAAAAATCTTCCTTCTTTAGACGGTGCAAATTTTACTTTAGAATCTTTGATACCATTTTCCCAATAAAAATTACCCTGTGTTACCACATTTGAATTTCTTAAATCTTCATTGTAATCTATTTGTTCATATATCTTAGTTAGATTAAATAAAGATTGCTTAGCTTCATCTCTAAAAGCGTGCTTTTCCGTACGTGGGAACTGTCTGTAAAATTCATTTAAACCATCTTGGTCATCTTTTAAACCCTCAACCTCGTTGTTCCAGTATTCAATTACACCTAGTTTTATTTTTTCACCGCTAGGTCCTTCCACTGGTTTTTTAGGCGTGTCGAAGACAGGTAGGCCATAAGAATCAATATATCCTTCGTAGTTCCATTCCATAGGTATGAACAAAGAATATAATCCCGAACGAGTTTGTCCATTTGCATTTCTTTTTGTGGCGTCTGAATCGTCATAAAGTTTTCTAAAATTTTCACCACCTTTGTCCAATGAGTTAGATGTTGATCCCATCATACATTTTCCAACAATTCTACTACCTAGTCTCAATGTTGTTTTAGTAACACGCCAGTTGTTTAATATATTATCAGGGCGTTCCCATTTACCTGATTCGTCGTGTACTAATAATTTTAATTTTTCACCATCATAACTATTGTCACCGGTGTTTTTCCAATCAATAGTTGTATCTAATCCTTCGAGCTCTTCGCCTGATTCGTTCGCTTCAAGTTTCCTCCTTGTAAGTTTCGATGCCGGTACCCTGTATGCAAGCTCGGTTTTTGGCCTGTCCATTCCGTCCTGGATGGGTTTGAAAAAGAACGGGTAGTTGACTGATATGGGTACGACTTTATCTGTGAACATTTTCTTAGCATCGGCTCCAGACTTAGACAAGATGCCAAACCGTGCATCTGACGTAATTGTCGCCATATTAACGGTTTCCGCTGAAGACATGAAAGAAAACCCGGAACGGCGGTTTTTAAGATAACACATTCCGTAAGATCGTGGGTCTGCTTTACAAGCTTCCCAGAATATAAAGAATAATCTGTTTGACTCCCTAAAGTCTGCTGCCCCAACATCAATCTTGGACCACTGCAGGTACATATAGTGAGTGCCAGTAATATATGTATACTTATTTTTGTTATAAAACCAAAACCCTTTTTCGCGCCTTTCAAACTCTTCGTCAATATAGTCATACCATTTATTTTTAAAGTATTCAGGCTTAGCCTCCCAGTCCCTAACGCTTTTTATTTTATTTAATTCTTTTGGGTATTCCGATCTTTGCCATTTCTTATTTTCATGCTTCACCCCAGCTGAAAACAAAGGTAAGGCTATTTTTAAATTTTGTATTTCGTATATATCTCCAATTTGCCCAGTCTTGCTTATGATAACTATATCATAGTCTTCATTGTACCCATGCTCCCATTTTTTAGATTTGTTATATTTTTTAATAACACTTTCTTTTATATGGTCAGGAAGTATTTTATATAAACTTTGCTCGTACATTACTTAGATCTACCTTCTGCAAAGCCTTTAAAACTTGCTTGTCGGCTATTTACTTTATCGTTTTCTAAATAGCCTCGCTCTTCTTCAATGCGATTAAGTATTTCAAAGGCATCAAATATAGCTAGTTTTTTGGTCGCTGCTGCGTTTTTAAGCCTGTCAGCTGATATATCATCATCCGAATCAACAATAGCCTCTTTAGCTACTTTAATTAATTCCTCAACGGCCCGTTGCCCAGCTTGGATTATATTCTTTTTCGTTTCCTTTACGTTCATACTTAATTACAATATCATTAGATTTCATACAATATAGCCTTTGCTTATTAAAAACAAATTCAAATTCTCTCATTGGCTTAAAACCAACTAAATCGCCTTTATTTATATTTAAAGACATAAGTTCTTTATTTGAATATTTTAATATACCAATAAGAGGTTTTTCAAAGTTAATTGAAAACATCGCGTCTTCTTTAATTGGGCTAACAAAACAATAATTCAAATGAGGAACCCACTCGTTACCCCGCTTATGCATATAAATCTGATCGGGATATGCAAAGTACAAATCTTCTTTAAAATACGTACTGCTATTTTTTTCTTTTCCGTTAATGCCGTAATATCTTCTAAAAACATTATGATGTATTAATACCCTATCACCAACTTTAATTTGTGTTGGAAAATTTTTAGGAATAGAAACAACAATAGCTTCTTTATTTATATGACGAAAGCTTTCTATGTTTGTGTTCGTAATTAAGGAGCCTCCACCAACGCTAACTTTATTATTGTATCTATCACCCTCGGGTTTTACAATAAAACAATCTAAACTTTGCATTAATACTCTAAATCATACTCAACGGATATAGCCATGTTAGAATTAAACTTCTTCCATGGCAATACCTCATTGTTTTTCTTTATATGAATATTATAAGAATTATCGGCTTCGTCCAATAGGATATGAGAAATCTCATGGCCCCCATAGACTTGCTGCCCTATAGAATAATGCATTGCATCATTTTTATAGTCAGAACCGATACTGATTTTTCTTATATTACTACTCATCAGTTTCGACTTTTTCGTACGTACCGTCTTCTAAATTTATATTGATTGGCCCGTATTTCTTTTCTAGAATTTCTTTTTGCTCATTAATTTTTTCATTAATAGTAGCAACTTTGTGAAGCTCTGCGTGTTTTTGAGCAGACAAGTAACCTATAGTGCCTAACACTTTATTTAATTCTACTTGTTGTTCTTTTACTAAAGCTAATTCTTCTTTTGTTATTTTACTCATTATATTTAATTTAATTGTTATTTATTTTTATTATCACTCATACTTTTAGCTTTTTCCCAAGATCTCCCAACAAAATAAGCTCCATAAACAGTAACTAACAATGTTTGGAATATAGGTATATAAGGTCCAGCTATAAGGAAGTCTCCAATGTTTCCATCAAAAAAAGCACATGACGTAAATATAACGGTCAAATATATAAGCACCATAGGGCGAATATTTTTAGACAGCCATGAGTCTGACCTCATATCTGCTTGCCATCTGGCTGTTACTTGTTCTTGTGCTTCTTTGTCTGCCTTCTCTAATATCTCGGTTATTAATCTTTGAGCTTCTAATTTTTCTTCTTTAGTGGTAGTGAGCTTATCAATAACATCACCAACCTCTTTTATGACTCCGCCTGTGAGCCATTGGATTATTTTTTTCATTTGATTTAATTTAATTTATTATTTATTGTTTAATATTTACAACCGCAACTACCCCCGCCTGACTTTTTCTTTTTTGCAAGGTTGCTTTTTGATGGTAGCTTTTTATCAACCAGTGTTGTGCCGCTTTGTTTTTTCATTGAAAAACTATATGTTGGCATACTTGGTTTTGGCGATTTTGGTTGTTCAATTTTTGGCACTGATGCAGTTGGCAACTGTGGAGTAATGCTAATACCCATTTTAGCAGGTTTAAATGTTTTATAAGACCTTGTTACTGCACCTTTGTTTGTTTGGCTAGCATTGAATTTTTTAGCTGCCTCAACATCTCCGCCTTCTGCTGCAAGTTGCTTATAAGTTTTTTTAGCAGTACCTTCTCCTTTGCCAGATTGTGTATAAGGTGTTGTTGAAGTAACAGTTGTTAAACCTGACTTGTCTGTAGTCTTTGTTGTTGTAGTTTTGCCGTAAACCCTTGGGGCTTTACTAGCTTTTTTCTTTGCTTCAGCTTTAGCTTTAGTCTCAGGGTCTATTGGATCTCCATCGTGTGACTCTCCGTGTATATATAAGGGTCCTGTTTTATAAAAAGGTCCGCCTACAGATTTATTTGACATTGGCATAATTAGTTGTTATTTTGTTGGTTTGTTTTTATTTTTTTCTAGCTGCACGTTTGGCTTCAAGCGCCGCTTTCCTTTCTGCTAATTTTTTTTGGACTTCTTCGCGTTTTTTAGCAAGTGCCGCCCGCTTAGCGTCCATTGCTGCACTGCCCTTTTTTGTTACGGTTTGCGTAGTTCCTGATGTTACCTTCCCGTCTTTAATTGTTACCGTACCGGTTTCTTTAAGTTGCTTTTTAACGTCTCTTTTCTTAACTTTTACATTTGTATTAAGAGATGTTTGACCATCAACCGCAGCGCCTTCCGCACCACCCTTGCCTTTTGTTTTTACTTTTATTTTTTTATTTTTTACCTGCACTCTACTTCTAGTGCCAGAAGTTGTATATCCTTGCACATCTACACCTTGGTTAGCGGCTTTAGTTAATGACTTAGTTAACTTTCTTCTAGCTTTACCAGTTCTTTCTGTACCAGCCCCTACGTCTGTAGATTGATAAGTATATCTGTCAGGGTTTTTAGTATCGTGAACGTGTCCCTCTGGTCCTTCTTCGTGATACAAAGGAGTGCCATAGTTTAATCCTGATATATGGCCTATTGAACTTCCCCCACCTTTCATATGAACAGGAGCACCATACATTGTTGCTGGGCTATTGCTATCGATAGCCGCTTGGCGTTTTGCTTCATATTTATTTAACTTCCCGTCTTTGTCTAAGTCTCCTAGCAACTTTAAGCCGCTGTCTCCTTTTAATTTGTCGGACAGTTTCATAATAGGATTACTATTTCCGCGTCCTGGTTTTTGTGTATATGCCATTTTTTTTATTTTATGCGTTTTTATATGCTTCTGTTTCCCAAGGCAGGTTTTTAGCACCTTCTTTCATTTGTGCTCGTGAATACTTTTTACCTTTCCAATATACGTATTTATCGTCGTAGTTTAAATCACCACGTTTCATTTGATTTATATGAATCATTTCATGATCCACAACATCTTTAAGTTGTGCAGGGCTATTTATTTTATCACTAACAATAATTGTCCCATTGTTATTAGCCTTTCCTAAAACGCCATCTTCCATACTTACATTGTAAATTGGAGTGTTATCCATTGGAAATGGTGGATTAAGTTTAAATGCCATAACTATTTTTTATAAGGAAACATCCTGTTTAATTTGTCTTTTCTTTTATCGCACCCGCAATCTCCCGGCATGCTTTGAACAATTTTTTTAATGCCTGTAAATCTTGTAAATTTTTCTACAGAGTCTCCCAGTCCTTTTGATTTCATAATATTAACAATTCCATCTGCGCCTTGCAGCTTTACCTCTTTTACTCTTCCAGCCTTTAGATCTAGCACAAAATGATTTTCTACGTTTAGCCGCCTTACTGCCTTTTTTAAGTTTTGATGGCGGTGTAGTCACAGCTGTTTTCAGTTTACTTCCAGGATTATCTCTTCTATACTTTGCCGTTCCTTTAGAGGTCATACCGCCTCCTGCGGCTGCTCCTGTTCCAGAATCTTTAGCTTCATTATAATAACCTAAAGATTTCTTTTTAGAAGGCGCTGGTGGCTTCTTTTTTAGAAAAGGTGAATTGTGCTGTATATATGCCATTATTTTTTTCTTTTCATTTCAATCCATTTAGAAACAGTATAACCTATTGTAACTAATAATAATATTATTTTTAAAGTCATTTCTATATTAGCGAAAGTGGTTACTCCTAAAGTGGTTGAATTTATAATATATAGCTTGAGATCCTGAGGTGTCATTATCCTTGAACTTTTTTAGTAATTGGCGGCTGTAGATCATATGATTTACAAGGGTACTTTTTTATTTGCATTCCAGTAATACCTGAACTGCTACCTTTTCCCATTGGAAAGCCGTTTACATCTAATGGGCCGTCCCAAACGTGTGATTCTCCTACTATACCCCCTGCTAATGGTTGTTTTTTCATATCATGTTGTTTTATAGTCCTACCCCTGGGTAAGACAGGTTATCAGCAAACAATCCACCTAGTTGAGCAGATGCGCTTTCTTCTTGTTGTTCTAAAATTTGCGGCTTTGGTGCAACTGAGACTTGTCTTTCTTCTTCCGTTCCAAAAACTCCTGAAGCTGCGTCTATAGCTCCGGGGCTAAACCCGCCTGTCATTGGTGTAGCGTCCACGGGAGCCGCTACTGCTGCTGGTTCATTTTTAGACTCTAAATCTGTTATCCTAGACTCTATACCTTCTATTCTACCGTCCATACCATTGGTTGGCGTCTGCTGCTGTTTTTTCTTTGCACGAGCCATAGCCATTGCGTTATTGCCCATACCAAACTTGCTGGCGCTTTTCATTGCCGCTAATGCTGTTCCTGCTGCCATACTATAGTTTTTTTGCTATTGTTGAAAATTTATCAAACACCTGGGCAAAGCTGCTAACCGGCACCGTGTCGTCATCGGTTCCGTATTTGTTATCTGCGCCTGCTCTTCTAGCTTTAAACTTTTCATTTTTTTTATTCTGCCTTGCTTGCGTTTGCGCTTGTTGTTCTTTATTACGCTGCTTAATACGCTCGGCCCTTGCATCATCACGCACGTCGCGTCTTTCTTTCCTACCGGTAAGCCTAGCCGCTTTTGCATCTTTACCCTGCGCTTTAGCTTTGTTAATCTTAGCTTGCAGATTATCCCCTGTTTTAGGCTTTATACTAGCTATTGCCGCTCCAATATTATCACCAGCCGCCGCAAGTCCTTCCGCCATTGCAGCGTAAGCTCCACTTGTGTCGCCTACTGCTACTTGAGGTGTATCTGCTTTTATTGTTCTGCCTGTTATCTGCGGTCCTTGAAAATCAACTGCCATAATTTATATTTTTAATTGCTTGCAATAAAACTTTATCGCTATATTTTTTTGGTTTTTTTATTAATGGAATTTCTATTTCATCAAGCATCATTTTATAAATTCTAGTTATAAGCTGCTTGCATTTAAATGAAACTTTATATATATGGTATTTTTGAGTTGTACGGTTTCTTTTTCGCCAAACAACTATCCATCCATTTTTTAAAAGTCTATTCCATCTTTGACTATCCCAACTATAAGCAAGTGTTCCTGTCTTATAGTCTTGCTTTGTAAATAATTCCAAGCAATCAAAATATATTAGCAACTCTAAGTCCGCGTCATTTAGGTTGTTGTTTTTGCAAGCCCATCGTCTTATTATTCGATAATGTTTCAGTAGACTTGAATCTTTCAAAATATCTACGTTTAGCTTTTTCATAAAACAACAACTATATCCTGTAATTTTATTACTTGTAATATTTCTTTATTAATTTCTATATTGTGTCCAGCAGCTCTGTCAAAATAAACTTTGT